GCTGCGGTCTGCTTTGTTCGCCGCTGACGTCCCGGTGCCTGATGTTCCTGTCGAACCTGAGCAGCCGACGTACACTCATGTTGAATATGCCAACGCGGTTGAATCGCGTTTTGACCGCGAGGCACAGGCATTAGGCTATGACAGTGTTGCGAAAGCTGCCACGTATGTATCCAGCCTAAACGCCAAGTTCGCCGCAGAGGCCCGCCACTTCATCGCCCTGCGGGACGATTGCTGGCTTTTGTGCTTTGCCGCGCTAAAGAACCCTCCCGCAGTCAAGCCAACTCCAGCCGAGTTTGCAGAGGCAATCGTAGCTCAAGCCCTAACAAATGTGGGGCAACCTCAATATAATTGAACTTCCACCAAGCCAAAGACTTAGCGGATTCTCGGTTGGGTAGTTCACCCGAAACGAGGTGGTTCCTCAGGTATTGGTTGCAATTCTTCTCCAAAAACAAAATTTGGCGAATTATCCCCGCCCACTAAATCATAAATCTTTGCACTCCAATTGAAATTAATCTTGTTAACCTGCCCTAATTGCGCGAAAATACTTTGCGAATCAAGCTTTAATCCGTTAAAAGTATATTGAATTTTCCCGCTCTGCCCACAAGGTCTTTTGAGTTTTAATGTAATAGATACGCCATCGTCGGGGCATAGCCCTTGATTCAGTAAAGTTGCCTGATATTCCGTAACGTTAGCATTGGCCTGTACACTTATACTTATAGGTGTTTGTAACGGCTTGCTTTCTGGATAAGCCCAACCAAGTTCTTTAATTGCGTTTCTAGGCAAATCTATGGTCGCAGAAAAAGAATTTATAGGACAACGATTCGCGCCGCTCAAAAGTACACCAATCGCAGATTCTTCGCTAAAAATAAGTTCTGCATCGCCGGGGCGGACAACACTAAAAGAATTTTGTTCTGTCTGGAATACTGGAAGGTTATATATTCCCGTGCTATTAATCGCCGTCTGTTTGTTTACTGATGGTAAATATTGATTATTTTTACCAGTTTGCAACAAAACGTTGAGACAATCTACCGTAACATTCGCAGTTGGAATTTGCCCCACCGCGCAAGATATTGAATAATTCGTTATTACTCCATTACCCAAAGCCCAAGTTCTTATTTTATCACCCGAGTAATTAAAAACGTCTTGTCTGTCGGCGTTTGCCGTAAAATAATAATTTTGTTCACTAGAATTTAAAGCCGCTAAAACTGAAGAGTTATCAACCGGGAATCCTAAAAACTTTTCATTCGATCCAGACGATAAATAATATGAAAACTCCACTGTTGATGGGGGGCGAATAACCAATGTGTTACTGCCACCACCGTTCATATCAAATAAAGCTTCTCTGACTTGATTTATTTGGAGATTAACTGATTGTACTCTATTTAGCGGAACTAGCGACGGATTCGATAGATATGGATCGCCGGTCTGTACAGCTAATAACTGCGAGCCTAAATTAAAAACCGTCGCCATAAAAATCAAGGTGTCGGGCGCGAATAAGTTTGTTCGGCGTCAACAATTTCAATTCCAATGTGGGAGCGTTTCCAGTCCTGAATAGCTAAACGAAGTGTTTCCCTAGAATCTTTCTGCATCTGCAAATATTGTTTTGATACGTTTACGACATCAGAACGCGAAATCTTTGTGTCACCTTCTGAAATAGAAGTCCACATTGAACCGCCGCCGGTAAGCACCGAGCGAGATTGATTTCCGTAATAATCAGTCTTGAAATCTAAATTGGCGATAACAGCTTCTTCGCCGCCAAAACCACCTACAATACAAGGTTCATCGCCGGAAATCCAAAAGTTTGTACTTAATTTGTTGTTAAGGCTACCAATCATGCCGCCGCTATTAGTAATCCAGCCGGAGATGAATGTAACGGATAGCGCGGTGGGCGATCCAATATCGGTATAAATTTGATTAGCTAAAGCAGCGATACTTTGTGAACAGTATGGCATTGTAAGAAGGAATTAAAAATGAAAATAGCGGCAGGGTTATACCTACCGCTATTAGTTACACTGTTTTAGCTATGATTTAAGCCCCGCGACGCATAATTTCCACAGCTTTCGCATGAACATCTTCATTTGCATCGTCTTTTTTCGCTTCAACACCTACCGAAGCAAACTTATTACGCTCTTTACAATACTGCCGCTCTAAACGGTCAATAAGCATGGGGATACTTGTCCCAGCAGTAATACCATGCTCATAAGCCTCGTCTTGAAGCTGAATAAGATTAAGTTTATGAAGATATGTTTGATACTCTGCTAAAGTACGATGTTTATAAGTAAACGTACTGATACCGCAAATTTCATAAGCACTTTTGGCGCGTGGGGCTAGAGCGCCGTCGGCGACTTTTGCAGTTGAAATGTCAAGAACTTTCTTTTTCTTTGTTGCCATGTTAAAAATGATTGATTTGATGTGTACTACATTTATATACACAAAAAGTACATTCATTTATCAAACAAAAATCAAAAAAAACACAAAATAATAAAGCCGCCCATTTCTAGGCGGCTTTACTAAACTAACTTAATTTCCTAATCAGATTAGAAAATCATGGTCACAACATTACGACCATCAAGACCAACGCGACCTTCACGAACACGAGCGAAGAAGCCGACGCTTTCCGAACGGTTGGTGAACTGCGTATCAGCCTGAACGGTGAGGGTCGAATTGTCATCGGGGTTGTTCTCGACGAGGCGGGCAAGGAAGTCTTGGCGCTTGTCGATACCGATAACAACCTCTTCAGAACCCGGCGAGAACACGGCAGTGCCGGACTTGCCGTAGCCTTCGTAGGTTTTGGAACCCGCGTAGTTGGAGAAGAGGATGTTATAAGCGCGGCTCTTGCCGAGATCATAAACATTAACCAGCTCCATACCATAGATCGACGGATCGCCATTAGCCTCGTAAATGTCCTGACGGAACTTGTCGGGGCCGCCAAGGGGGAAGGTGGTGCCGAGAGTCGTATTCAGGGGCTCGAAAGCCATGTTACGAATCTGCTCCATGAATTCGGGCGAACCGATCAGGGTAGTAATCGCACGACCAGCGCCGGCAGGAGTACCGCCAACCCACGAGCTATTTACGCGGCTCATAAGGGTAACGAGACGGCTGATGTCCTGCGGTTTCACAGTGCCCTGAGTGGCAGAGCGAGTAACCTGATAAGACTCCGTATTAACATTCATGTAGGTTGACTGAGCGCCGATAGCACCGAGAACCGCGAAGGAGTTAGCTTCCTGTTTGACAAGAAACTCCTGCGCCATACGTTGCAGGTACTTAGCAACCACATCAACACGAGCGGCGCGGACGTAATTGAGCGGGAAGGAGACAGCGGACTCAAGGGCGTAGGTGCTAACCGGAAGTTCGGTAACATCAAAAGCCTGTGAGGTAGCGAGACCGCCCGGACGAGACTGCGCCCAAACCTTGATGAAGTCAGCCTGTTTGATGTCAAACATCGAGTCAAGCGGAATCGTGGCGGGAGTGCCGTAGTCGTAGGTCCAAGTAGTGAAGAGGTTGCCGATAACCGCATCAGACTCAATCACTTTCATGATCGGCTGAGTGATGAAAGCGGCGAACGCCTCGCGGGCCGCCATAGCTTTCAGCGTGTCTTTGTCGGCCATCTGCTTCATCAAAGCAGAAACCTTGTCGTTCTTTTCGATAGTAATTTTCTTCATTTAAGTAGTCCTTTCTTATTAGGCGTTGAGGCTCAGTTTGATAAGAGCGTAGCCGCCTTGAGCAGAGAACTCATTGGCGAGACCCGTATTAGTAGCGGTCGGGAGGGAGGTAAGGAACTTACCAACAACCTGATTCGGGTTATAGAGCTGGCCAGTAATACCGAATTTCGCGGTATTGCTCGGGCTGATAGCGGCAATGCGACCGTCGCCAGAAGCGGAAACCACAGCGAGATTGCCCGGCTGCACGCTACCGTTAGCTTGGTCAATGTAATTACCCCAGATACCGATGATGCCGTTGGTGATAACCGGAACAGTTTCACCCGAAACAACCACGCCAAGTTCTTTAGCGCGCTGCGGGAACATCTTGAGGGGCAGACCGTTCGGGTCGGTTTCGAGGGTGCTAAGGCGAGTAAAACCGAGGGCGTTGAAAGCGGTGTCGCCAGAAGCGGTCGGCTCAACTTTCATCTTGGTCTCATAACGATTGCTGAACAGGTAAACGCCAGCAGTGTTATAATTACCGCCAACAGCAGTTGACGAGAAACCATCCGCGTTCTGCGGATTGGCAGCACCAGTCACGATCTTTACGAGCGTGCCAGCGAGTCCCGTGGAAAGGGACGAATAAAGACTAATAACGTCATGTTCGTTAATGTCTTGGTAGGGGTACAAACGAGTATTAATCGTAGGCATTTATATTTTCTCCGTTGAGATTATTGTTTATGATTTTACTTGGCTTCGGAAATTGGCTTGCCGTCAATTTTCACAGCGGAGCCAAAAGCTGATTTCATTTGCTCGAAAAGGTCCGCGTTGATCCCAACACCGTTAGGAATAACAGTTTGGTGAGGAGTTTCAGTAACAGAAGCGATGGCGGCTTTAACTTCCGTTTTCTCTTCCGGCTTTTCGCATTCGCTCCCCTCCTTAACTTTCTCTTTCTTCTCGGCCTTTTTCGATTTGCTCTTTTCTTTCAGAAGAACGCGTGCTTTCTTTTGGTAAGCGGCGAACTCCTCGTCAGAGCGAAGATTTTTAACTTCAGAGGCGATAACGGAATTATCCTCTTCGGTGAGATCGAACTCGCCGTTAAGAGCTTCCATACGCTCATTATAACTTGCAAGAGCCTGCGCGGCAACAACTTCGGACTTGATCTGTTCAAGTTCCTGACGCATTTGAGCGAGAGCCTGTTCGGTTTCTGTCGCCCGTTTTTCAGCGGCGGCGCGAGCCTCTTCAGCCTGCTTCACCATGTTTTCTTTCGCGGCGAGGTCGGCCACCCATTTTTCCGCACCATCTTTGATGGAAGCGACAAAATCGGTAACAGCCGCGCTGGATTCCTGCTTGCGGATTTCATCCCAAGAGGCGGTTAACTGTTCAATAGATTCAATCTTCATAAGATTAGTCGTAATATTGTTTACACTGATATTTGATGTATTTATATTTTTTTCTTTTATTTTTTCTTTTTCTTGAGAAATTTCTTCTTTTTCGTTTTCTTGATCATCTTTCTCGTCTTGCGCTTCGGGTTTCTCACAATTTTCCACGGCGAGAATACCTTTTACTTCCGCAGCGGGATTAGGAACGATAGAATAACCAAGAATAATAGGCTCCATTCCATCAACGCCTTGAATCACTCTATATACAGGAAGTTTGTTTTTATCTTTACCGGAGCCGCCGTTACAACGAAGGAGTCCATCGTAATAAACGAAGTCTTTATCATCTGGCTGTATAATTTTTGCCTCAAAAAGATTTTTACTACCAACTGCAATGGCGTAAGAATCGAAAGCGATTTCCCAGCTTAAAGATAGAACTTCGTCCTCTTCTGAATCTCCACTCTTGTATATATACTTAGTGACCATCGGGGCGATGGCTTTCCATAAAACGCCGCCAACCGCCATGTTAAACGGAACCTTTAAGCTCTTAACTTCTTCCAGTGAAATTGGCTCGTTTGACCCGAACTGCGTAAACCCGGTGTGAAGAATTGCGCCAACCACGGTTGTTTTATCGTGGTCCATCGAAACGTATTTGTTACAGGCGGTTTCGTTAATCTTTATAGCGGTTTCCCCTGTAATTCCATCATCATTTTTATTAATAAGGCCGCCTACCGCGCCATTTGCACTAAAATATAGAAGGTCCGGCGCTTTCTCTGGGTCAACCCTATTAGGAAAAATCTCACCTAAAGGCGCTAGAGAAGCCGTCGCTATTTTGCAATCTTCCTGAGAAGGCGCAATTATTTTAGCTATACTCTGGAACTCAGAGCGAAAACGGTATTTGGAAAGGTCCATAGTAGCGACGTTATATCATGATTTTACACGAAATAACGCTCTTTTTATTATTTCGCTGTATCTTTTGAAATTTCTTTAGCCCTTTCAAGAACTACTCCAGAACGATACATCAAATCATTTCCATATTGGCGCATTTGCTCGTTCTTCTTTGTTCTGCCGAAATACTCAATTTCAGCGCCGAGAGTTTCCATCTTTTTCGATAGTTTATCCGCTTCTTTCAAAAGCCCTTCCATACTCCAATCCAACTTTTTTACTTTCTTTTTTGGGCTTTTCATTGTTTTTAGCTTTGAATTTTAGAGTGGCGCAGAATAGCGGCCTGCCAATCATCCACCTTATATTCATTACAAATATCAACTATTTCACTCGCTATATCATTCGGAATCATTGGCGGGGCATCAATACTAGCCTTCACCATTTCCATCCACTTATTACGCGGATAAATAGTGATGATAGCTTTTGTAAGAGTATGCGCCACGCTTTTTTGCGCCTCGTTCAAGTCTTTTACTTTAAACTTCTTTTTTAACGAAGTTAAAACCTTATCTTCTATACTCTCACTCTCTTTAATCCCCTCAACCAAACCAGCCATTGAGAACTTAATCTCTGACCCGGAAGTGGTTCCAACTGGAGACACCCTTTTGGTAGTTTGTGGAATCCCACTTGTCCCAGTGGGGCGACCGACTTGATTCGTGCTTTGCTGCCCCGGAGTCGCCGGCATATAAAGACCTTCGTCGCGCAATCTCTTAAGCTCTTTTTGATTGTCAAGCGACTCTTTCTCGTCTGGAAGAATACCCGTTTCAATAGCTTTAACGACTTCCTTGGGAGTAAGAACGCCCATTTGACCGAGTTGCGCGTAGATTCTGTCAAGAACCGTTTCGTCTTGAAGATTCATTTCTTGAAAACCTACCTCGGGAACCGTGCGGAATCCCATAGTTTCGCAAATCTGTTGTATTTCTGGTAAAAGGAATCTTTGTAAAAATTCATTCTGACCCTCTTGAAGTCGTTGAATAAAGATTTTGGCTTTAATCTGGGCGTTGGCGAATTTGTCGTCACCCGTCAAAATAGATTGCAAGCCCTCACGAATATCCTCGTTTACAATTTGATACTTTTCTGGCCCAAGGGCGGAAAGGTCGGGCACTTTCCATTCAGCTTTTACAGTCCAGTCCGCGACAATAACGCGAGAAACGGAGGGGTTTGCTAGAACATTACGGAGATTAACCATGTTGTTCTGGTTAAGACCGTTGCCGCCATTCTCTTTAGACGGAGACTCGCCCATCGTAACGAGAAGGAGAATCTGCTCGATAAGATTGGACATAAATTTGTCCATCTTTTGAAGAGAAAGCTTCCACTCAATTAAAGGGAGAACCGGATAAACCATCGGAACCGCCAGTGGCTCATACCCCTGTTTTTTATAGAAGGCAAAACGTAAACGCTCTGGGTCTAACGGAATGTAAAGCCCGAGAGGGAAGGTCGCTGTTTTCTCTACCTCCTTACGGATTTGTGGGGGTAAATCAGCATAAACCTGCTTGTCCTGTTCCGTAATTGGGTGGCGCAGACGCTCGATTTCGTATGTAGAAAGCAGTCGAACGTATGAATACGGCGCGGCTATGCCGGTTGGTACGAATACGTTGGACGGGTTTAACAGCTCATAACGAATCGGGATTTTATTCTCTTTTGCCGCGAAAGATGTTTGGAAATTCTTATAATACGTCTGGCCGAATTTGCCACTAAATTTGTATAAAAAGACGTTGCCTGAGCGATAATATTCACGGAAAAACTGCTGTTTTAACTTATTGATTTGCGCGGCCTGCAACCACTCTTCAAAAAATTCTTTAACCGTTTTATTATCGCTCTTTACATAAATTGGCTGACTAGAAAACTCTACCGCAACCTCAATAGCATTACGTACAATAGGAACGCCGTAATAAGCTCTTGAGCAAAGGTCTATCGCGTCTGAAATACCAGTATATTCCCTATTCCCGTTATAATTCTGCCACGGGAGAGGCATTGCTTTAATATTTTCAAAGGCGTTTAACGCTGTGCCGGGTTGATTAGTTCTTACGCCCCTCGAAGATACGCCTACCGGCGCGGTTGCCGCCGTTGATACGTGAGTGGCCGCATAGTTAATATCGGGCATTTTAAAACTCGATGCGTGGGGCGCAATATAGGGTTCTTCGTAAGCCGCGCCATCATTCTTGCGGGATTGCCAGTATTCTATATTTCGTTTTGTGTATTGTCGCGGCATTGTCGTGAAAGTCGTTATTGACTTTTACACGATTTCCCAACGACTTTTTCATACAAAGTCGAAAATTGTCACTTTGAAAACGAGAAACTGAGAATTTCAATATGTTTCATTTTTAATTGAAACTCGTTTTGAGTTGAAACCAAAATTGAAAAATCACCACCCCGGCTGATACGGATCAACAAATTGATATGGAAAGTCCGGTATTGCGCATTTCTGTTCAACGGTCTTTGATTCAAGATACATCTTAGCCGCCCAAACACCCAAGAATAACGCTGAATAACTATCTCGACGCATACGGTTTGGCCCGCTAGACCGACGGACGTTCTGCGGCAGCTTGAATTGCATAGTGCCTAAGTCAGTGATACTCGCCTTAATAGAAGCGCACTCCTTTTTAGTCATGTCAATAAGAGCGTCTTGGTTTTCAATGAGTTGTTTGGGGCTCATATCAGCAAATTCGCCACATGATTCAATACCAAGGCTTTGTACACTATAAGAATATGCTGACGCGGCGGCGCGGTTATTCGCAGCTATCTTGCCGGCAAATAAAACGTCCTTACGATCAAAACACCCCTGTAAATATTCGTTTGCGGCACGCTGCCAAGGGGCGTTGAACGGTTGTTTCTGAACAATCCGCCCGATAGTCCTATTATAACTTCTCTTAATTAACTCGGGCCATTCGGCGAAATTATCTTTTTTGAAATCTACATCTAAGTCGCAAAGCTCGATTTTAGACCTTTTAAACATTTCCGATTGGACAGATGCGTTAAGAAACTCTACGTTATCGCCCTGAGACGCGTCGATTGCTATGTAAACGATATTAAATCTAGTGACGATGTAGTGGAAATAAGTAATATGGTCTTTCAGGTCCGCGCCCGCCACGGCGTATGTATGAACGACCATTGGAATAACTTTTTTATCAGTTTCCCTCGTTACCAATTTCAAAACGCACATTGCGAAATGGTCGGAGTTATCAGCGCCGGATAGGGCAACGTCAATGGCGAGAATGTATTCAAAGCCTTTTTCTCCAACAAGTTCTAGCGTAGGATCGTCTCCGTCAGGAATGGTGCAATCAACCATTTTAGACATTTTGAAGAATCCGCCGCTATCAGCAGTGAAAATTGCACGATATTCTCGGTCAAAAACTGCTTCAGAGGTACTTTGGCGAGCTTCTTCAATGGCTTTTGTTTTTACTAAACCTTCTGGCGCGGCCTCATAACTCATTCTTGTAACGCAGTATGAAGAACCAGATTTGATAATATCGTCCTTCATTTTGTCGTCTGTAATCATTCCAACCCAGTTACAATAACGCTTGTAAAGATGCTCGAATTGATATGATGCAGAACTCAAGAAAACAACTTTAATGTTTTCTTCAATTTTTGTTCTATCCTCCTCTTTCATTAACCCCTGAGCAATCTTTTCACTTTCAAGACGCTCTAACCTGCGGCGCTCTTTAATGTCGTTATTAGCCACTAAGAAGGGTTGTAAAACTTCCGCAATGACACTTTCGGGTACATAAGCGAATTCGTCAACGATAAGAGTATCTGCGCGAATAGAACGGATTTTAGTACCGTCGCCGAGAGGCAAACAGCGGATTGTTGCGCCGTTGGGGAGTTTTAATTGCCATTCATCCGTACCACGTCTAATATCTTCTGGAAAACACGCTTTAAGCAGCGGCGCGTTTTTGTTCTTTATAAATTTCTCGATCTGTTCGAGAATGCTACGGCTTACGCGGAAGGTTGTTGAAACGATTACGATACGATTGTTTGGGTTGAATAACGCCCAAAGCATTACGAACAAAGAGGTTGTAAAACTGTTGTGACTGATAAACCCATTAGACCAATATTGATTTCCGACTGGGACGTTAAAATCTAAACAATCATACTTGAAATAACTTATCTTTTCTACTTGGGAGTAGGCAAAACTCTCGTTATTGCCCACCAACGAAAAACTATCTTTAGCGGGCTCACCGATTTCATTTTTTATAAGTTTGGTATAGAGAAATTTTGAATCAAAATACAAATCTCCATCAATTTTTTCAGAAAAAATACCAAATGTAAGTAACGCTACTTGAATCTGATGGGTAAGTTCTTTAGATATAGATTGATAACAAAAAAGGTCTTTTACTGCACAGCCGTAATTTTCAAAACTTCCAATCAAAAATTCCCTAAGCAGGGATTTGTTGCTAAGAATTTCTTTCGAGATATGGTTTTGCCCAGACAAACCGCATTCATAAGCTTTCCGAAGCTCACCTTGGCTTACGTCGCCACCCCATTCAACCTCATTATGACTAATACAAATATAATCTCCAATTTTAATATCACTATATCTACGCCATTCAACCTCAAGGGTTTGCATATTCAACACTTTAATCAAGTGTCGTGTTGAACCGCTAAGTTCATATCCGTCTCGCGTTATAACCTTTTGGCATTTTTTTTGCGGCTGAACATATATTTTACTTGTTAACTGCCAGCCATTACCATTCCACAGATAAATATCTGGAATATCTACCCAGCCCTCTTTTGAAAAATCTACGTTAGGAAGTAGGTTGGGCAGAGTTATTAAACCGTGATCTCTGGATAACAAAATACTAGTGTGATTATACACTAAAGTCTTGCCAATACCACGGCCCCACACAGCAAGAGAAAAGTTATTTTGCATCCAACCTTTAATAACGATTTCTTGGAACGGTAACAACTCAATGTCGCCAATCATGTCGAGCATGAACGACGGATTATTATACAAAAACTCTGCCAATGTCGCCCGCGCCTCTTCTTCCGTTAATTCCCCCTGCAAATTAAGGAAGTCTTGAGTAGTCTTTGAAACCTTTTTAATGTTGTTATTGCCTTTGATCCACATATTTAGGAGAGGTTCAGTCGTTTACAGTCATATTCGTACTGCAAATCAATATTTCTTAATGAATTACCAGCGGCAAGCAATTTAACCACCGCCTTAGAAGCTTCTTCGCGCCCATTAACGAATAAGATTTGAAAATTATCAAAATCGTGAAGTAAATCGCGGATTTGTTTAAAAGTGTGTGCTGGTAAAATTTTACTAAATTTGTACTTCGGCAATTCATTATAATGTAAAGCGTTATCGTAAGATTCTTCCACTAACATCACGATATAATGCCCTAGTTCTCCAGCTCTTTCGACTTCTCTGCGAAATCTTTGATAATTAGAGTCTTCGCCACCTTTTCTTTCTATCGCCCTGTCGCTCATCGTTCCAATTAAATCCGCCAGACTCTTTCTTTCTATATAAACACCTTCATCAAACGGGTATTTTAGGGCGTAATCACCAGTATTGACTTTTTGAGAAATCGTCGGAACTCCGGGGATGTTTAACGGTTTTTGTTCCCTCGTGTCTTCAATGAGAATTGCGCCTTTCGGGAGTTCTTTGTCTTCCCACTTTTCGTTATAACGAATCTTATAACCAAGATCGCGGCAAATAGAATTGTAGCCTCCGACAAACTCGTAAAACGGACGATTTGGGCAGATTAAAGAACGTAATTCAGCTTGGCATGGCGGGAAAGTTAAATTCTTTTCAACTTTTCTTTCCTCTAACCATTTCAAAGACCATTCTTTTCCCAAAATCGGGTTTTTCTTAATCCAAATTTTTAAAGAATCTTTCGATAAAAATTCAGCAGAAAGATACTGCTCAACAGAACGAAATGGAATTACTTCTCCAGTTCCTAAGTCTTTGCGCGGAAAATACTTTGTATAATAATCCTCTTGCCGGACCTTCAGTTTTCTTAAATGTTTGTGAAGGTCTTCCCGGTTATTAAACTCCGCACCGTCTATTGCGCAAGTTAGCGTCATGAAAGTATATTCTCTTGGTCTAAGCCAAAAAACTCGGCCTTAAGGGCGTCCATAGAAGAAAGCCGCTCAACTTCTTTGCGTAAGTCCGCTTTTTTAGAGTTTTCGTTGAGTTTAATAATGCGGTCGCGGTCTTCTTTGACGCGCCATGCCTGCACGAGATTATGTAGGGAATTATTCGCACTGACCTTCGCCATTAGACGCTTTGATCTGTCGCCGGCGAGCTTTTGAATCAAAGCGGCTTGTTGCTTCATACTGGCATTGGCTTTTTCGCGCATTGAATTTAACAACTCGACTTCGTTCATTTTTAATTCCGAGCTGTCACCAGAAGAAAGAACGTCATTTAATCGCTCGTCAATTAGTTGAATTTGGCGGTCAATTTGCATTTCCTTCACTGTCTCAGCGGCCAAAGCCACGTACTGAGTGAATTCCTCGCCAAGAAGATCGGGTTTATCCCACGCAAGCATAACAAATTGAGCGATATACAAATCTCTATCCGTTCTCTTCGAGAACTTGTTGGCCGACAAAATAAACAAAGGTTTCCTCATGTAGTCCGTCAAAGCCTGTAAATTCCGCCTATCAGAAGCCGTTAATTTACTCGGATCGTAAATTGATTTGCCGTCCGACTTAGGATTAATGGCGTGTTGGTTTACAAGACCGATGACTACGTTTGAGTTAACCGGCGGCTCATAAGGACCATCACACAACTCATCTTGTCGCGCGTGTTCCGGGTCAATCTCACGAACGTATTTAGCCACCGCGCGAGCCCACAAAGAGTTTATTCTCGTTTCTGGGTCTTTAGAAAGAACCTTAGCCATCTCCAACGGGGTTGCGCTAAGGTAATTTGATTTAATGTACTGTTTGTGCTCGTCTTTTAGTACGATTTGCGGGCGCTCCCAAGAACTTTTATCATTATTCCCGTCAACAGATGCAATATATTCTTTAACCGCTTTCACGCGGCGGTCGCGGCGGTCGTCAATAGTTAAATCATTAAAAACCTCTCTGGCAATTTCCAAAAGGTCTTTTTTATAATCCTTATCTACAATCGCTTTTTGTTGTGAGGTAAGGAGTAGCGTTGGTTTCGGGGGCGTTGCCATATCAAGCTAAATTTTCTTCTTCGATAATCTTTTTTGCTATTTCAACTACCTTGTGACGCAGCCTATTCAAAGGTTGATAGCCCGCATATGTATTACCCACTTTCTTCATTCCGTGAGCCTCACCAACCTCTTTTTCTGGTTTGCCCAGAATAAAAATTTCTGTATAAAGCTCGTAATCACTCTTAGAAAGTTTCCCCTTCATTTTTTCGTGGATGATTTTAACCTTTGAGTAATCAACTGGTGTGTCATCCTGAATCATATCGGCCTCTCTAAAGTGATTTTCTAGCGGGAGTGTTTGTTTGATATTAAAATGATTTAATTTTCGCTCCTCCCAAGAACGGTATGCTAAACATTCAGAGCATTGAATTCCAGAAGGGTTTTTGCTACAAGAGTCGGCTCCAACGTTAAAAACACAACGTTCTGTCAGGCATGGGCGGGAAAACTTCCCGAGATTGTCCCGTAACTGATTCTTAATAAGGTTCGAGATTACAGTGTTTAGCCAATGAAGAAACGTCTCGGCTTCCGGTCTATTAACGTTGTCTTTACGCGGATCATATTTCGTATTATACTGCTGGCTAATACGAATTAAAGCGTTCTGCTTAACATCGTCAAAAGAAACTGCCGCCAAAGTCCATCCGCGACGACGTTTTTCGATTTCTCGACAAATTATGTCATAACGATCTTCAAAAGACGGCAGGTTGTTTTTCATTTTATTTTAGCTTTACTTGGAGACGCGGCGCGCGGTTTTGCGACCAGTTTCGCGGCGAGGTGCTTGAGGTTCGAGTTGTTGTTCTCGGCGGTTTTTACCTTTGCCGCCAATCATACCCTCGATATATTCGCTTTGCACAGAAGATAAGGGTTTCAAATTTACATCTCTAACTTCTTCTCCGGCAGAGGAGTGACGGCTAAAATCAATGTTTTTGTTCCTACGAAGTTCATCTACTGTTGTAAAATTTTCATTTTTACCACCCTCTACTTTAATAATACTCGGGTCCAAATCAAAAAAATCTTTTTCAGTTTGCGTCTGAAACGCTTGTTGCTGATAAGGTTGAAAGGGTTGTGAATGCGCCCATGACATCCCAGTAACCCAAGGAAGCGGCGTGGCGGAAAAGATAGATTGAACTTGCGCCTGCTGATAATAATTTGGCTGAGTGAACGGTACACTAACGGGCTGTGGCGGAGGGGTAACAACCGCCTTAAATAATTTGTCAAACGGCTGCCCACAAGCGCCACAAAACTTAGGTTTCACGCCAGAATATTCATTCTTAAAACCACAAGTGCAATATAAGTTACTCATTTTTAATTTCTCTCTTTTTAGTTAAAGTGTTATATATGGTACAAAAAATCGTTTAACGTACCATATATCATACGTGAATTGATTAAAAAGTCAAGATTTTGCTTATTATTTTCTTTGAAATTCAGCGAGACGCTTATCTATCATCAATTTTAATTCTTGGTTTTCTTCCGTTGTGATCTCGCCGTCTTTTTCAACATACTTCTTTAACTGCTCTTCGATAATTGGGGCAACCTTATCCCAATCCGCTTTATAAGTCTCTTTATAATTCTGCAACGCAAGGATTAAATTGGTATTCAGCTCCTTTTCTTTCTTTAACTCAGAATCTTTCTTTTTCACCGTTTCGTGATGATCATAAAGAACCCATAGGATACATAAACCAACGCCGACTGCGAAGATTATACCTACGAATAAAGGCGTGATGTACCAGATTCCCACGGCGGCAAAAGCTGCTAAAGCACCCATGACCCCGAATTTAGTTCTTGTTGCTACGGGCCCCCAAATAGTCATAACGCAACAAAGCAACGCTGCAATTCCGCAAAAAGACGAAATTTTAGTAAACATTTTATGCCGAGCGTTGGCGTCGGCTACGGATTGATCAGCGCGCTTCTTCTCTATCGCTATTAATTTGTCGTTAGCGTCATTAAGAGCGTTTTGCGCCACGGTAATTTTATTATTGTAATCCTCTTTGTCTTTATTTATCTGAATTTTTAAATCTTCAACTTCTTTCGTCAAACGAACCGTTTCTTTTGACTTTTCAACATTATCCGCCAAAATGATATTATGATTCTTCTTCAAATCTTCTAAAGAAGTCTTTGTTTCGTCTAATTCGTCATTAACCCGCTTGTTTATTTTCAACATTGCGTCGTAACTTGGCATTAGATTCCCTAGCGCCGCCCAACCTTCAGTTGAGAAATTTTCAAGAATCATTATGGGGCGCTGAACAATTTTATCTGTTTTAATCGTTTGAAATACAATAGATTGCCCATAAAAAGAATCTGCCGCCGCTTGCATCTGTTCTTTTTGAGAAGCGATTATTTTATTAGTTGATTTCTCTAATTCTTCTTTTTGCTGTGTGAGTTTTTGATTAAACTCACTTTGGATTTTTCCAAGCTCCACCTCTTTTTCGTTTTTAAATTTGAGAAATTGCGTCTCTTGGGTTTCACAACCAGAAAAAATAAAAGCGCATAAAAAAACAAACAAAATAATTTTTTTCATAAATTAATTTAATTTAGCAGCTACAGCGTGTTCCCAAATCTCAGCTTGGGAAAGGACTTTATCATATAAAGCTACCGGGCCTATAATAACAGTCCCTGCACTAGACGAATTTGAAGACGACCCTATTCTTCCGACACAATTCGTTCCTCCGGTTGGCTCATTTGTGTAAACGCCAGACCCAACAAATCTACCGTTTATATAACATGAAATGTTTTTTGACACTGAATTTTTTGTAAAAACAACGTGGTACGGTTTTCCAATATTTAAAGTTACGGGAGGCGTATAAGTTACATTATTTCCCGCTCCATATTCGTGAATCCAATTTAAAGTTCTTGAAGAAGTAATCCCCACATAAACTTGAGCGTTGGCAGCTTCCGTTTCTAACCCAACACTTTGATAAGTGAATATACAAAAATCCGCAGAAGAGGTTGCTAAAACCATTACAACACTTTCTATAGAATAACTTCCTATCCAAGGCGATACTTGACCAAAAGAGCTTGTCGTGTCAGAATATTTAGCTCCCAAAAACATCGGATGTAAAATTTCATCCGATAAAGGCGACGCGGAATAAGTTAAAGCCCCCCCACCAGACGGTATTAAATTTCCAGTTCCAATACTATCTATAAAATTTCCAGTTGTCTCATTTAGATTCCATAAAGCTATTGGATTACTAGAAACCATTGATGAAAAAATATTGGCGTTATTACATCCACACCCATTAGCTATTGTATACTGCCCGCTTTCAACAAAAGAAATACTTACCGGCCAACTCCCGCCATCCCAAAGTGGACACCCGCTTGTAGATGTTGTTATTTTAGCCAGCGAAGAGGAATTGGATAAAACGTCTTGTTTCCCTGTATATAATTGATTTACAGCGCCTTGGGTATTTGTAGATGTTAAATATCCCGTCGGAGAAAAACTAGATTGCCATCCAGAACCATTCCATAATGGTGCGCCGCCAGACTCGGTTATTTTACTCCAAGTTGAATACTGACTTGAGGTAGAATGATAATATTCACCAGCCGTGCCACCCTGCAAATTTGATAACTGTTGATGGTCAGAAATTCCACCTCCGCCACCAAAAGCAGTGTCAAAAGCCGAGTAAATTTTATATGCTCCGGTGGCATTTTTTGCGGCGACTATTTTGCCAACCAAAATTGCGTGAGCCGGAATGATGGGCGGTAATCTTGCAGGGACGCCAGCCGCTTCCGCCGCTATTAAATCATAATCCGCCGTGCCCAAAACAGATAAACACCTAGCCTCATCGCCAACAGTACGATAAATCCAATTTACAGCATACCTATTTGTATTTTGTAAAGGAGCAAAACCACTCGTACTTTGATAACTCGTATTATTATATTGTCCGGTTAAATATCTAACCCATCCAGTCCCACGGTCCTCATAAAGCCAAAAATTATTCCCAGATCGGCTATCGAAGGCGTCTAAATTCATGGAAGATATGCCGCCATACCACACTTTTCCCGCAGTAAGTGTTACGGCTCGCCCAGAAGCCTCGCTAATCATTAATCCACCAGCCAATCCATCACGAACGAATCTAAAATTATTGATAAAGAAATTACCGTGTTTTTCCGGCATTGCGTGGCCGCCTTCGGCCCACGTCATTTGATGGATTTCCCCGTTATCGACTGGGAGTGTTACTATTGGAATAACAGTCCTAAAATTACCTTCAACATCGTTCCTATTTGTCGATACTGTTAATTTTGCGCCGTCACCTGTGTTGGTTGCTAATAAATAATTAACAACATTATCTGTAAGTGTAAAATTCCCTCCCGTTAAATTATACTGTTGTAAAACAGATGGCTGATCAACTGAATATAAGCCATACAATCCATCACCACTTACGTTAATACTAAGAGAACCAGTAGAAATAGTTGGTTGAGTGATGACGCCCGCATATTTCTGAACAGCGGAGGTATCGTTTCTTTGCCAAATAGCTCCGGTTCCATAACCGCTTATTACTGTATAAGTACAACCATTCCCAGAAACAAAAACAGAATCTCCACGCCAAACACCGCGAGTAGTTCTTAAATATACTCCAGTTAAATCACTTACAGAGGCAACAGGCGAATGAACAACGGGCGCTATAATTTCACTGCCGAGAAAAAGTCTCTTTTGGTCGCTTTGTGTATGATATAATTCTACGGGGCATAATTTTCCGCTTTGTTCGGCTATTAAACGCGCGGCTTCTGGCCCACCCACTGGAAACGCGTGGGCAATAGTTTTGTTATAGCCTGAGCAGGTTGTTTTTGCCATGTAGATTGTGTACCGTACCTAATGTTTACATTACACCTAAAACTAAGCGGTTTATCAAATTATTTTAATACCTTTTTCAGCCTCTTCATTAAGCTCCCGCCTAGCAGAATCACACGCACCACATTTTTTCAAATTCGTCCCCATTACCCTATCTATTTTTTCAGCAATAGGCTGAGCAATTTCAGCTATAATATCGCCGGGTCTATCTTCTGGA